CCGCTTTCCATGTAGTTCCCCAGTCCTTTGGGTCTGCACTTTCGATACCTGTACCATTTTCGTCTGCTCCTGTGACTTTTCGAAACATCGAGTTAAACTCTTCTTCATTTGTAGGCTCTCCTCTAAGAACCCACTCTGTAATTCCTAAACTCGTTAACGCTTGTGATATTGTTGTCATTGTGCTATCTCCATTAATGTTATATTTGCGTTTGAACCACCACTACTATCCCCATAACCAAAAGCCACATTACCTGCACCAGAGTGTTTTCCTGCTTGCAGTTTATAAGTTAATGTTGTCCCTGCTGATGCACTTGGAGAATCTATCATAGAAAACACATAGTTATACATAACACTTTGCGATCCATAAACAGCATACTCATCACCATTGATTACTGTGCTTTCTCTTAAAACTTTTGTCATTACTCTTTGAGTGCTTGAACCAGAATATGCAACAATATCCATTGACACAAAAATTTTACTATTTGCTAATTTAGTTGTAATTGCTTTTGACATAACGTCACTAAAACTATTAGCATCTAATGTTATGAGGGTAGGCACACTCGCACTTTCTGAACCTGATCTGTCAAATGAAACCACTTGAACAATATGACCAGCAGGCATAGCCACTGTTCCAGCGGTTGTCTTACCCTGTATTGTATCGACTTTGAGTGTACTCATTGGGCTATCTCCATTACTGAAATGAATGAATTTGCATCAGTTACAACTGTTGTACTATCAATAACATATTGATTTGCTTGAAATGTTCTACCATTAGTGTGACCCTCTACTGTAAGCTTTATATTATAAGTTGTTCCTGCACTTCCTGCTGAAATATGCCCACACAAATCAACATTGTCAGCATTAAAACTATTTGATTCATTGTAAAATAAATTAGTTCCTAAATAAAATTGAGTGTAAGAACCGCCAGAGCCAGACGTACTTTGGAACATTCTAAAAGCGTGAGTTCCCCATGTTGAAAACTGTCTGACAGGAGCAAAATGTACATGAACTCTTAATAATGAACTTGCGAGTTTTGTGGTATAACTAAAAGTTCCGTCTAAAGGACTATCCAAAGTGAGTTGATCTGTAGAAGCAAAAAGACTAGTGGAGGTATAATCACTTTTAGTATATCCAACTATAAACCCAGCTGGCATAGCCACAGTACCGCTTGCGGTCACTCCTTCGATTTTGTCTGTTTTTAATATACTTGCCATTGTCTTATCCTATTAAGTACCCAGAAAAATGTGTTGTTTTATAAAAACCAGCAATATAAATCTGATCTGACCCTTTCTGTGATGCGCCATAAACAGAAATTACATCATTCGCTGATAACTCCAACGTAACGGACATAGAACAATTTGTATAATCTGAATTACTATTTTCATCTGACATGTGAGTATGACACTCAATATTTGTCGTGCTTCCATTTTTATAAATTCTTGTTCTTACATATCTTGCTGAAACGCCATTTGCATAGAAACTAACACTTGTATTAAACTGATACAAACCACTAACTGGAGCAGTAAATTCTGAGTTTGTAAAATTGTTTGTTTTATCAAAATCCTCTGCTTGAAAAAGAATTTTTTGGTCTGTATCTTGAGATGCTATACCAACGCTTGCAGTAGAATATACAAAAAACGCAGGTCTGACAGGTGTAAATAAACGCCCACTGCTATCAATAGTCATAGCCGTAGTATTATTCGTGTGCGATATTGTTTCTACTTGTAATTTGCTCATACTATCACCAATGTTCCTGACACAGTTACAGTTGCACTACTGCCAATCGTTATTGGACCAGCTACAACAGCATTATTCGTTGCGTCTATTGTGAATGAATTATTTATTGTGTTTTCTACTTGGCGAATAACTGGCTCATAGCTAGTGCCATCCGCTTGCTTTCCTATACTATATTCTGACATTATGTAATCTCCATTATTGACATAGTAACCGATACTTTGTCAGCAACTGAACAATCAATCTGAATTTTATCGCCTTGTTCCAAAACGTGTTTGCCACCAACCAAGCATTGTTTGCTCTCACCTACAGCAATCGGAATATCTTTTTGCAGAAAGCTTGTTGTGTTTGTAGCTGATCGACCGCCTCCTGATGTCGTTGAAACGTGTTTCACACTGAATGTCACTTGTGCGGTATGCACATTTGCAACCATCAATCCAATCACCACAGTTGTGGTAGCCGGGGAAGTGGGGCAAGTATATAAGTCTTCTGGCGAACCAGCACTTGCTGGCATGACATCATGACTTACTACCTTGAATGTATTTGCCATATCTTTTCTCCTTTATCCTAACGCTATAGCAAGAGCTGTTGCCTCGTCTGTCGTTGTTGCACCAATATCACTGGCTAACTCTGATGCACTCCGACCCTCAATAGATGTACCACTTACTCTTAAAAAATCATCATCAGCCACACCAGATGTGAAAGTAGCCACATTACCACTAGCTATACCGGAGCTTGGTACAGTTGGAATTTGTGATGTCAAGGCTAGTGTTCCGGTAGTTGCCGGCATCGTAAGAGTTATATTGCCACCAAAATCAGAGTGAGCTGGTGCTTGTAGTTGTGCGTAATGAGCATTTGAGCTTTCGCAGTAGAACCGAATGTAAGACTGTGTGCCACCATTCTTGAGATCAATAGCCCCGGTAGATATATCGACATTACCGTCAAGCCTAACAACACCTGATCCATTCGGTGTCAGAGAAATATTTCTATTGCTTGAAGAGACAATACTATGCGTCAAAACATCTAAGTCACCTCCAAGCTCAGGAGTACCGTCTGCCGATAAGTTACCAAATGCACTGGCTACCTCCCAGCCTCCAGACTTATAGACTTTTAATGCGTTTGCAGTGGTATCAAATAGTAAGTCACCAACGTCAAGAGATGAGCTAGGCTCTGAGGATGCAACCCTATAGCGTTCAGCAAAGCTGTTTACACCAGAGACATTTGACGCAACGGTGTTTACGTTGGCTATGGCACTAGCAACAGTTCCAATATTAGAGTTGGCACTGGCAACCGTTGATATGTTTGAGTTCGCACTAGCTACGGTGTTTATGTTTGTGATAGCACCAGCAACCGTATTTACGTTTGTTATAGCAGAGCTTACGGTATTGATACTTGATGCGTTAGAGTTGACTGTGCCTATAGCACTAGATAACCCTGCTACGGTTGTAACATTTGATGATATCCCAGCTACCGTTGTGACGTTTGCTTGTATCCCGGCTACGGTTTGTATGGCATTCGTAGCGTCTGTGCCATCCTCTATATCAGCGAGTGTTGCTATATCACCAGAGATCCCGGCAAGAGTGTTGCCGTCTGCAACTGTAAAGCTGGCCTCTGGGTTTCCGGTAGATGAGTTGAACCCAAGTAGTTTACCAAGTCGGGAGCTTTTGGCTGGCAGTGTAAAGTCAGCCCCCGAAATGGTATCATGCTCAGGCACTAATAAAGCTCTATCCAGTCTCTGATCGTGTTGCTGGTGGTGCATGAACTGATTATTGAACTCTGTCTCCAGAGCATCGGCAGTCAAAGTTCCTCCGGTAGTAAACTGTGATGTTCGTGAAATGGCAATGTTAGACATGATCGTTATAGTCTGACTGCTTGTAGGATGATTGCCGGTTGTAAAACTTATCGACCCTGACCCATCACTGCTCAGTGAGACAGTATAATGTGTAGTGATTGTTTTGACGGTTGTATCTACATAGACTTTGATCTCTGAGGTTGCATTGACTTGGAAAGAAAAACTGAACGGCCCGGCAGTTCCGTTACCGGTATATTGTATCCTTCTGTCTTGTGCATTTATGTTTACCATGCTTAGCCCCTTCCCGGTTTTATATCACTATTCAAGCTCTATGTCCATGTCCATAAGCTCAATCAGCCTGTTCTCATTGTTTAGTGTCCACTTCTTTGCAAGAGCTTGATACTCAGACAAATGCGTCTTGAGAAGTTTCAGTCTTTCCTGATCATCAGCCTCTGCGTAAATGTCACTTTCAAAGACAAGATCCTCCATTACACTTAGCATTGATAAGTCAGGGTTGTAGTCATCATCGCCATCAATACCTAAAGCAGGGTTTGCTTTTACCTTGCCATTTATATCGATGTTGTTTGCAACGTAGACGTTTCTGTTAAATTCTTCGGCAGTCAGTTCATAGGTCACCATGTTATCTTTTGCTTTTGGGTACAGCTTGAGATTTTTCTGTAACCTTTTTCTGTGGTATCTTCCGGGAAATGGCTCCTCATTGACCTCTGATATCCTGATAAACTCTTCTTCAAGCCTAGAGTAGGCACCATTCTGCACTTGAAAAGGGTTGTACATAAATCGCCATTTGCCATATTTTTCAATCATTTCCGGCTGTATCTGAAAAGCTGGCTCACCCCAGAAGTTAAGCTGTTGAACAACTTCATCTGAGTAGAGAAAATGTCCTCCCTTAGCTCTGTTCATCTCCACATAAAAACCTTTTGCAAAAGGTGGGATATCCTCTATCCGCATCAATTCTGCATCATCAAGCTGACCCTGATTGATCATTGAACTGGTAGCCTCTGGGCTTACTACCCTCTCAATATTTCTTAGTAGTGAGTTACTTGGATAGATAGGATATGCGTCTGCGTACTCAGGATAGTTTTTTTCTAGCCATGATCTACCTATTGTGCCAAGGCTACCGGTCGAAAATGTCTCCAACTGGCCTTGAACATTAGAGGCTATCCCACCAACCTTCTTTCCAAAAAATTTAAATATCTTATCGCTGTACTCTTCCCCAGTCTCTCTATCACCTCTTATCATAATATTGTTAAGTTCAGATATACCTTGGAGAAAGGGTAGGTCTGTTGAGTGTTGAGAGATAGCCAACCACATTGCATGAACTAGCTCTTCTCTTTTTCTATCTAAAGCCTCAAGTGTATAAGGAACAAATCCTTGGTCTACCCCTAAGCTGGCAGGATCCTCAAACTGTTGGTAGTTATGCATATCGGCTGACATAATTAATAACATTGAAATGGGATCCATCCTAGTGAATGTCTGGAACTCATACTCTCCAGTTTGTTTATTAAGAACACCAATGGCACCTTTCGGAACTTCTGCACCTCTGCCAACAATGTTTTGTACTCTTTGACTTGTGGGGCCAGCACCAGTGATTATTACATCGTCACCGTAGTTCCCTGCAACCATATTTGCACCAAAAAGAATTACTCCCCACCCGGTAACAAGTTTTGCCATTGCCTCATCAAACTCTCTACCCTGTCCTTTTTTGATTGCTTTTACTAACTCACTGCCGGGGCCAAAATAAAATCTATCTCCGATTTCTGAAAAGACATTTGACGGTGTTTTGTAAAAAGGATTTAGAACCATACGACCAAAGAAGTTATTGAACATACCTGACGCATAATTAAAAGGAGGTCGCACTGGGCCTTGGAATGTTTCTTTTTGTGCCATGTTTGTTGCAAGTTTTTTTACTTCGTCTGGTGGGTTTTGTATGAACTTTACAATATGCTCTTGCACCATCTCAGCTTTTTCGCCTCGTGTAAATTTGGCTTTGCCGGCTGTATTCTTTGTTGCTGTGAGAGTTTTATAGAGGGCCATTCCTGATCTATATGCCTCTTGGTAAATAGTCTTGTTTCTAATTACACCTTTAAAAAACTCATCCTCCACTAGTAACGCACGACCGGGAAGTCTCCCCAAGATACCCATGATATTTATGAATGAGTTGTAAAAATCACCGGAACTTCTTGCCTTACTCATTGTTTGTAAAAGTTCTGCTACATTATCTGTGTTACCTATTGCTGGGCCTCGTAGATCAAGTTTACTTGCTAAATCACTAGCCTCACCTCTAAGCCCTGCTCTGATTGCAAGTGTAAAGGCATCTTTCAATCCCATGAGATCACCGAAAGCCCCGATGGCCATTTCGCCCATGTAAGCCCTGTCCATATAATCTTTGGCTCTTGCTTTCTCTGATCCAACAAGTTTAGCAACTTGTGTCCTAGCCTCACCAATACCGCCAGCTATGCCTCGCTCTGCAAGCCTCATGATTTGAAATACAGCGTTACCAGCAATGTTTACAGCGTGTGTCACTCCGGATGTAAGAAGTGCATTGATGTAAAGCTCTGATATAACTCTTTGAGAAATAGTTCCCACATTTGACGCTAGCTCAAAAAGGTAAGAACCCTTCTGATCTAAGTCCATATTGTTGAGGGCAACCACATGAACATCAATCAATCTTGGGTCAGCCTCACGAAAAAGCAAATCAGCTTGTTGTGTAATTTTATCTAAATTCTCTTCAAATATTTTGTTTGCGTTTGCTAGCACTGACAGTGACCTTGCACTCTCTGTCACGGATGCAGAAAGTTTTGCAGAAAAGTACTTAAGCTGACCAGCTAGGACTTGCACCTTTTGAGCTTGTTGCCGTCTTTGTTCTGCTAGTGCTGGCATTGTAGCTTTAATTTCTGGAGTGTCCGGTATCTTTGCCATTTGCTCGGATCCATACTTTATCTCTTGCATAAGACGTTTCATGACTATAAGCCCACCGACTACATCCTCGGCTGGTAGTTGATCTCCCGGCAACATCGTCAACACTTTCTTCATAAGTGTGCCAATATCTTTTTTCTCAGTGAGCTTTACCATGTCGGAAATAGACAAAGTTTTTCTTCTGCGTAAATGTTCAAACAACTCATCGTTTTGCGTTCTCAGATTTGTAAGCATACGCTCATAACTCTTGGGGTCATTGACATTTAGGCCGTCTTGTTCGTCAAAGAGACTACCTATGCGACCGTAGTTTATGCCTTTAATTTTTTTCTGACTAAATCCTTGAAAGTCTTTGAGTATGTTGTAGAGAGTGTCAACTTCGTTTTGTTCCATAGAAGGTGTCTGTACTTGACCGCCAACTACTTGCACATCCTTTCTCGGAATGTCTAAACTTTTCTTTTCAGTGAAACGACCAAATGCATCCAGCTTTATTCCAAAGTCGTTGATGAGGGTTCTAAAAGTGTTTACCATTACTTACCTCCCATATCTGCTAGGGCTTTGTCTTGTATAGCAACAGCCTCTTCATAGTTGGATGAGACAGGCAACGACTGAATATCAACACCACCAAAATAATTCTCATCATAAACAAAGAAGACAATGTCCGGCTCACCATTATTAAACTCTTTATAGGTTTCTTTGTTCCAACCTTCTGGAGCAAACTTCTCTTTCCAGCTTATGCGAGAGACTGGCCGAAAGCCTACTACACCGTAAACATCCGGTAAGTATGTGTCATAGGCATCTAGTTTTTTACCGCCTTGATTAACGGCAAGCTGTAACATAGCATAAGAGGCACCACTCGGCTTTGGCTCAAAGACACCAACAATGTCACCATCCGGCTTAATAGCAAATCCGCCACCGGTTGAACTACGGTAAATCTTGGCTCCTTGTAAGCTTTCGTTTGTTTGTGGAGTAATTTGTTTGCCAAACTTATGATTGTCATAAATTTCTTGAACACCATCAATATAATCTGTTTTACCTTGGTCAAAGTTTACAAGGGTGACTTCTGGTATAGTAAGTTCAGCAGATTGGTATCGTTTTAGTACCTCCTCGTTAGGAGAAAATACTAGAACCCCCCCTCCTTCATCATTTCTAGAGCCTTCTCCGGAGTAAGGCCCGGATGACGTTTTATTGTTTCCTGTATTATTGAGTTCCGAAATCCGTCTATTGAACCGGACGGCTCTTGCTTTTCCGCTGTATTGTCTAAAGTTTGTGAGGCTCTCTCCTCCCTGTTCAGTCGCAGTTTCAGCAACATCGCCTGTGAGAACTCCTGTGTCTTTTGATCCAGTGCCATCTAATGCCTCCGCTCCTTCGCTAAATTTTTTGGGAATAGACGATACTCCCAAGTCTGTATATAGGTTTTGTTCACGATACCACAAGATAGCTTGTATATCTTGTTTTGACAAGTCAATTCCTTCTTTCTTTAGAACACCCTGTATATCAAGGACAAAAGCCTCCATTGCCTCTCTGTCAGCTAGGTTCTTTGGTTGCCCCATTTCCGAGCCATCTGTAAGTTTACCTT